TGATAGTCGTGACCCCTCTAAATTACAAGGAGAGAGTAATGCCATATCCAATGAAACCTAAAGCAGCAATGGTCGCATTAGTAAGTGAATGTATAGATAATGCGCTTAAAAAGGTGCTTGTAAGCGAGGAACTAAGATTAGACGTATGCATGGATGCATGCGATGCAATACTAAGGAGAATTGATAAAAAAGGAGAGAAAAATGCAGGTAAGTAGTTGTTGCGGTGCGCAATTAAAAGAATATGAAACACCAATATGTTCATGTTGTAGCGAGCATACAGATGTTGTTAAAGCAAAACGTGCTTCTATTGAAGTGATCGACGAGGAATATAATTGGCCACAGTATTCAGAAAAAATAGTCAAGAAACGCTTGAAAAAACATGGTGGTATAACAGAAGCGATCGTGGAGATGGATGCTCAGATCGCTGCATTAAAAATAAAAGCAGATGTTTTAAATGAGATGGTTGATTGGGATAAAGGAGAGGAAGAGTGAAAATGACGCGCAAGAAAAATAAAAGAAGATTAGACGCTACTGGCAAAGGCGTACCAGAACTCAAGCATCCTGGTCGCAGAAAAAGAATATGTAAAGGTTGGTCCAATCATGGAACGCTTGGGAGTAGGTGATGGATAAAAAGAAACGATATTGGGCCACACCGCCAGAGATGATGAAAGAATTAAACGATGAGTTTGATTTTGATTATGATCCATGCCCACATCCAAGACCAGAAGGTTACGATGGTTTAGAGGTGGAATGGGGTCAACGTAACTATGTCAATCCACCATTCTTAGGTGGCTACATGAAGTGGGTGCATAAAAGCATTGAAGAACATAAAAAAAATAAACTGATCGTATTTATTATACCCATGTATGCGTGTCGAGCAGTTGCATATTTATGTGAATATGGAGCAGAGGTAAGATATGCTGGTATGCCGCAATGGTTAGCCTTGGAAGATGGTGAACCAAATCCAGGTAGGAAGTGTGATCGGCAGCCTTGTGTTCTATTGATATTGAGACCCGACCAACCCGAATGCATCATGTGCGATGATAGTGTTTGTGAATATTGTATGGAGAGTAAAAATGAAAAAAACTAATTTATCTGATGGCGAAAAAACTGCATTATTTTTAATGGGTTTAGTAAATCCAGACCTATATCCAGATAAAAAGAAAGTTTTTTCTATAGAGTTAGAAGATAAAGATGGCACTTCAAACCACGATTTTACTTTAATTGGTTTAATCGGTTTTATCAACTTAGCATTTCACATATTAGAACATGAATATGCTAATATAATTAAAAAGGAGAGTGCGAATTGAAGTATGATGAATATAATAAATTTAGAGAAGATTTCTTTGAGACAGCATCGCATATCAGCGATAGTAAATCAATAGAATATACCATTAGCAATGAAGATAAATTCTATAATTTCAAGCACGTTGCGGAACGGGTTGGCATTACGGCACAGCAGGCACTGATGGTCTATGTATTGAAACACGTTGATGCGATATGTAACGATGCTAAAACTGGCAAGACCCACAGTGATGAGACCACATACCAACGATGTCTTGATGTGGCTAATTACATGGTGCTATATGCTGCAATGGATAAGGAACGACCACATGCGAATAACACTGAACCACCTGGAAGCACAGATAGCGGTGCAGACAGGAACTGCGAGAATGCTCCAAAATCAGAACAATGGAGTGATCTCACAAGGACCGCGAAAACTAGAACCTGATATTAATGGAGCAGGTGGTGAGATCGCAGTTTGTAAATACTTTAACAGGTATCCCGATCTCAGCATTGGCCCGCACTACAGCGGATACGACCTCAAGGTCAAAGGAAATAAGGTTGATGTCAAGACCACTTCCTATGACCCAGGCTATCTCCAAGCAAAGACCAAGAAGAAAATTGACGATTGTGACGTGTTCATTCTGGTTCACGTTTCATTTCCAACATTTACCATCCTTGGTGGTGCGCGTTCAAATGACCTTTTACAAGATGTTAATATACAAGACATGGGATACGGTCCTAAGTATGTCTTGGAGCAAAGTCAACTCAGTTCAATGGTGGACATCTTTGCATAGTTTACATAAAGGCGCATTGGGTGAGTTAGCAGTAAAGAAAGATCTGCTGGAGCAAGGATATAATGTCTACGAACCAGTAGTGGATGTTGATCAGGTAGACCTAGTGGTCGAACTCAGCAACGGTGCGATGAAACGTGTGCAGGTGAAAACAGTGATGAAGTTGAATCGTGGTACGGCCATTGAGGTCAATCTACATAAGTATAAGAACACGAATCGCATTGATGTGGTTGCAGTATACTTTTTACCAAAAGATATAATTGCATACTATCCATACGATAACTCACATGGATTAAGTCTTGCGATAACAACTGGCAAGAACAATCAAACAAAAGGCAGGAAATGGTTCTATTCATATGATCGATTTCCAGAGTTTAGTTAATGAAACATTACGCAGGAAGTGTAGCATTCGATAACGAAATTGGTGAGTGGGAAGACCACACCATTAAAGCAGATGATCTGGACGAGCTTGCGCGGGAGATGAGGTCATTTATGAAGCGTAGAAAGAATTCTGAGGTATTTTTTGCGTGTCTGGTCAGTGAGAGTGGTCAGGAGCTAGACCTAACCAGTAAGATAAAGGAGTTGGTTCATGGCTAACTATGTCGTGTTTGGCGGAAGCAAGCAGCATATATTAAAAAAGAGAGAACAACGAAAGAACTTAGATGCTGAATTAGCCGATAGAACAATATTTTATTGCGACCAATGTAAGATGTGCTATGAGCCATCAAGAGTGAGCTGGAACAAGCAAACTCAATATTATGAGAATTTTGTCAGCTATGGCAAAGAGAAAAAGACCTGTGAAAGATGCACACCCGACAAAAGTGCGAATCATGGTAAAGGATGAAATGGCTTGGTGGACGCTACCATGTCGGGTTTGAAAATGCTTGATCTATTTAGTGGTATCGGTGGATTCCACGAAGGTTTTAAGCGCGCAGGTCATGAGTTTGATTGGGTAGGCTTTAGCGAGATAGACAAATATGCCAGCGCGGTGTACAGATATAATTATAAAGAAAGTGAGGAGTTAGGTGACATTAAACTTATTCGACCAGGAAGAGATACACCAGATCACATTGACATCCTTTGTGGAGGATTTCCTTGCCAAGCATTCAGCCTGGCTGGAAAGCGACTCGGATTTGATGACACTAGAGGTACTCTCTTTTTTGAAATTGCACGGATTCTCAGACATTACAAAGATAGTGGGAACCCAATATCCTGTCTGGTTATCGAAAATGTTAAAGGCCTACTTAGTCACGACAATGGAAGAACATTTGCTGTCATCTACAGAATTCTTAGTGACCTTGGGTATACCATTGAATTCCAATTACTTAATACTCGCTGGTGGCTACCCCAAAATAGAGAGCGGATATACATTGTCGGATATATTGGAGACAGAGGTGGACCACAAGTATTTCCTATCGGAGAACCAGGTGGAATCTCTGACAACAGGAATGCAAAAGTCGCAAGTACACTCCAACATCCAGGACACTCAGGTGGCAACTACAAAGGAATGACGATGATACTTGATCCTAAGTATGCAAGAATGGAAGGCAAGATGCGTGAGTATGAAGAGCATTCGCCTACACTAAATGGTCGAGATTATAAAGAGCCAAACTTAGTCCAGATAGGCACAATAGGTAAAGACAGCGAAGCCACACGAGTGTATGATGCCAATGGAATCTCAAGAACTATTAAGGATGGTGGCGGTATGGGAGCGAAAACTGGGTTATATAAAGTTGGAGATTTAAAGATTACTGCAAAAAAACGCAGACATGACACACCAAAAGAAATAAACGAGTATTTAAAGGCAAATAAGAATGGTAAAACAATTCGTGAGATTGCAGAAAGTCTTGATTTACCAAAAACACAGGTAGAACACTATTTTCGTAGCGATAAATCACGAGCCATACCTAGTCCTGACCACTGGCTTTTATTAAAAAAACTACTAGGCTTTGACAATACTTTTGATAAAGAAGTGACAGATATATATGAAAAGGAAGTAGAGTTTGAATCTTCTAGGCGTGTGTACTCAGTAGATGGTATTAGTAAGACATTAGACACAAATGATAATGGATATTATAAAGTTCCAGAAGCCACGAAGAAAGGCTACGCAGAAGCAGAGGAAGGTGATTCTATCAATCTTTCTGTGCCCAATAGCAAGACCAGGCGAGGTAGAGTAGGTAAAGGTGAAGCACAGACATTGGATACTGGTATGCAGCAGTATACAATACAACCAAAAATATTAGATGATTATAATTCAAAAATTAGAGAGGATGGTGTAACACCTACCTTAACTCAAAATTGTGGTGCAAAAGCAAGAAGAAATGGAATGAAATTATTAGAGGATACAAACATTCGCAGACTCACGCCAGTTGAATGTAATCGTTTACAAGGTTTTAGCGATGACCATAATAAGTATGGTGAGATGGATGGTAAGGTGGTGGAGATGAGTGACACACAAAGATATAAGCAGGCAGGCAACGCAGTGACCGTGGATGTGGTTCAGGCAGTTGCAGAAAGAATTCGCCCACTATTTGAAGATAACAAAAGGGTTTGACAAATGATGGTTGGCTACCAAGTGGGCGATAATTTTTAAACAATGATTTATTTTATGCAATCATTAGATAAGATCAAAATAGGATATACTTCAAATAGTGTCTTTGAACGAAAAAGACAATTAGAAACAGGTAATCCACATGGGATCGTGGTCATCGGCACAGTGCAAGGTAATAAAGACCACGAACACAAGATACATACACAACTTGAACAATATATTATTCATGGGGAGTGGGTAAAGGATTGTCCAGAGGTTAGACAGTATATAAGTGACGTATTAAATAATCAAAAAGTGATCAAATATGAATTACATACACTATACGGAACAATAAATACTTATAGTACATCTGATCCTAAGTGGTTGAATGAGTTTGAGGATCGTGAAC